GCTCGCAGGGTTCGTGAATACATGAACTATCAGATAACTCAGGAGATGCCCGAGTATTTCCCTGACCTCGACCAGATGCTTTTCCATTTACCATTAGTTGGCCAGACGTTTAAAAAGGTTTGGTGGGACAGCAATATGGACAGGCAATGCTCTCAGTTCGTTAAAGCTGAAGACTTCGTCGTCGCTCCGGAAAGCAAAGACTTATACACCTCCCCTCGTTACACGCATGTCATTCGCATGCCGAAAAACGACTACAATCGTTATGTTCAGTCTGGCTATTACTTGCCAAGCACCGACAAAGGTGGCGATTTAGATCCATCAGGCGACACGGTTGGCGAGATAGAAGGTGTCGACCAGTATGCCGACGACTCGCAAGACGAGGTAATGACTCTTTTAGAGATGCATGTTTACCACTCGTTCGAGGAAGAAGACACCGACGACGAGAATGCAGTTGCAATTCCTTATGTTGTTACAGTAGACTACGACAATGAAAGCGTCGTCAGCATTCGTCGTAACTGGCGAGAGGACGACGAGTTAAAGAAAAGGAGGGATTGGTTTGTATCTTATAAGTTCCTTCCTGGATTGGGCTTTTATGGTTTTGGCTTATATCATCTTATTGGTGGTCTGGGTAAAGCAGCAACTGGATCCTTACGAGCTCTCTTAGACTCCGCTGCATTTAGCAACATGCAAGGTGGCTTCAAGTTACGAGGCAGAGTTTCGGGTGGCGAGGTTCAGGTTTCTCCTGGAGAGTTCGTTGATCTAGACGCAACAGTCGACGACGTCAATAAAGCAATTATGCCATTGCCGTTTAAAGAGCCAAGCGGATCTTTGTTTAGCTTGCTTGGTTATATTGTAGATGCAGGACAGCGATTTGCTAGCACTGCGGATTTGAATGTTGGGGATGTAAATCCTAATGCACCTGTGGGCTCTACAGTCGCACTTATCGAGCAAGGCAGCAAAGCCTTTTCAGCGATTCACAAGAGGCTGCATTATGCCCAAGGTCAAGAGTTCAAACTCCTAGCGGACTTGAATGCTGAGAACCTTCCGGAGCAGTTTACATTTTCGTTGATCGGTGGCGAGTCGGAAGTCTATGCTGCTGACTTTAATGAACGCATTGATATTCTCCCAGTCAGTGACCCCAACATATTTTCTACTGCCCAGAGAATTGCTCAGGCTCAAGCTGTTTTGCAAATGGCTCAGTCAGCACCAGATATGCACGATATGTATGCTGCTTATAAGCGCATGTATGAAGCAATTCGAATTCCTAATATTGACGAGATATTGGTCAAGCCTGCAGATGCACCGATGCTAGATCCTATCGACGAGAACATGTCGGTTATGTATGGCAAACCAATAAAAGCATTTATAGAGCAAGACCACGACTCGCATATAGCAGTTCACATGCAGTTCCTTTCCGACCCATCGCTCGCTGGGAATCCTGGAGCTGCAGGCATGCAACCTGTATTAGTTGCCCACGTCGCTGAGCATATTGCGTTGCTTTATAGAACACGAATGGAAGCAAGCATTGGCGTGCCATTGCCAACTATTCCGGACTTGAGAGAAAAAGACTTCCAGTTCGATGATATTAACCCAGATCTAGATAGGCTCATAAGTCAGCGTGCTGCTCAGGTTGTGCAAGAAGCACCTGAAATGAAAAAGATTGCATCGATTCAGCCTAAAGGTCAACAGCAGGATCCATTGCAATATGCCAAGCAACTCGCTCAACTCGAAGCTGAAGCACTCAAAGCTAGGACAGAGTCCCAAATCGCTGCTGACCAAGCTAAAGCACAGTCCTCGATCGAAATTAAAAAGGCTGAAGCCCAGCAAGACATGGAAATAGATGCAGCCAAAGCTCAGGCAGATCTACAGGCTAAAGTCATGAAGCTAGAAGCTGAGTTGCAGTTAGAGCGAGAGAAAAATGCAGCTAAAATACAAATAGAGGCAATGAAGAATGGATGAGATCCTAGCGTCTATTAGACCAATAAATCCAGCTGCATTCGGTGGCATGCCTCAAGGCCAAGCTCCTCAGCAAGACAATCAGCCATTCGACGCAAACCAATATCTTATGCAAAAAGTAATGCAAATTCGCCAGAGAATGAATAATGGAGACTTAGGTGCTCTGGGCAATGTAATGTCGGCAATGCCACCACCCCAACAACAAGGAGCACCAGCAGCATGAAATACGGAGCTTTAGAATCTATTCCAAGACTGACAACGATTAATGGTCAGCCACACATGCTGGCATATATTAATCCCGAAGAGGAAGGTCTCATTCAGGAATACAGAGAGAACACTCCTCCTATTGTTGGTCCGAGTGGTGTTCCTGCTTACTTCTTTCATTCAAGTTGGGGTGGTGGAAGCAAATCAACAGCTTCTACTTCTAGCAATGATGACGACGATGATGGTCCAGGATTTTTCGAAAGTTTAGGCAACGCAATAACAAGTGTTGGTTCGGCAATTAGCAACACAGTCAGCTCAGCAGTTGATTATGTTAGCGATGCTGGGAGTGCAGCCGTCGAGACTATTTCTAATGTTGCCTCTAATGTTGGTAGTGTAGCATCCGATGTTGTAACAGAAGTTGTTACTTTAGGTGCTGCAGATACGCAGACTTTTAATCCAGACGAAACACAAGACGCAATAGACCAAACCATCGCAGCAAATCCTGGATCATCTTTTAATGATGGCGTCATAACTTCCTCGAGCGGAGAAACTTTATCTGTCGGAACGAATGTAAGCGATGAAACATTTACAAATGAAACGAATGTAAGCGACGAAACGAGCACAACCTCGAGTGTTGGTTCTTTTTTAACTCAAGGGCAACTAGACTCTGAAAATTCAGCAATTCACTCTGCGAATGCTCTTTCTATAATTAATAACAGTGGTGCTGCTTCAAACTATCAAGGTTTTACGACAGACAATCCTTTATTTTACGATGTAAATAATGACGGTCAGGTTACTTTGACCGATGCCCTGATGATTCAAGAGGGTGCTCTTCCGGAGGTTTCCACCGACAATGAACAAGATTCTTTGCTTGATCAAGCAACTGACTTTGTAACTGGTGCTGGCCAAGCAGCTTTAGACACTTTAACAGAGATTGTTACTCTCGGTGGTGCCGACACACAAACTTACAACACAACGGAAAATAATGCAACAGAAAATAACAATACAGTTCTAGAAAGCGTTGCGAACTTTTTAACACCTAATGATGGGCAAACATATGTTGACAGTGTTCTTATGCCCACTTCCGACGCAATAAATGCAACACTTGCCGCTAATGAAGGTTCTTCTTACGATGGTGACACCAATACAATAACAGGAGCTGATGGCAGCACTATAGGTATCGGCACGAACGTCGATGCAGATGATGTAACAGATGCTTTGTATTCTGAGTTACTTCCTGGAGGCAGCGGAGGCAGCACAGACTTAGACGACTTCCAAGCTCTTTACGAAGCTCAGTCAGCAGCAGCAGAATTAGATCCAACAGGAGGATCAACTGCAACAGGATTCTTGGTCGACGAAGGTTTCACAGCAGACTTAGATGGGGATGGTGTTGCGGAAAATTACACTAGTGACACAGAATACAGTTTAAATCCAGAAGGCTCAATTGTAGTTGCCGACAGCGAAGACGACACAACTGGTGGTTTAAGCCTTCTGGGTCAAGACATGATAGATCTGGGCTTGGCTGATTCTTTAGGCGAAGGTGAATTTGCGGATGGCTCTGGCATGACTGACTTGACCCAACTCGGTGGTGGAGACTCAGATGGTATTGTTGGCGGTGGTGGACTCGACGAGATTTTCACTGGGGATGGTGTTGCTGAAGAGGATTCTTATTTCATAGACGATGATTCTCAGCCTTATTCAACAGACATCTATGGGTCTAGAGACATAATGGGTGACTTTTACGGTGGGAAGTCTGGAGGAATGTGGAGCAGGTTCGCAAATAGCTATTTAACAAGGTTCGGTTATTCCCCAGAAGAGTTTAACGAGATGATTCGCAAAGTCGAGAATCCAGATGGTACAACCAACTTCTTTGGTGCAGACGGTGCATTAATCAATCCAGAATCAATCGGCTCTAATTATAAACTTTATGGTGATCCAGTATCTCTAAAAATAGGCGAAGAGCAAGTCGCAATCGGGTCGCAAAACTACGATGCACAAGGTAATTTAATTTCTACAAGTTATTTAGACACATACAACCCTGACTTAGATGCAGAAATTTTAGCACAAAATCAGGTTTACTCCGTTACAGACCCAGCTTCTGGTCAGCTGGTTACTTTCCCAAATCAAGCTCAATACGACCAGTTTGTTGAAGTTAACAACGCAGCATTAGCATCATAGGAGGCTGAAATGGCAGACCAAACAGAACAAATGAACAGACTTTTAGACCCTAACTCAGCTGTCCGTGAAGGAGAGATGAATTATAGTTACCAAGTCGATGATAGAATCGAGCAGATGACGCCATCGCAAATGAATGCTGCTAGAGCAAGTGGTGAGATTGTAAGAGATCCAGGATCTGTTGCTCGTGAAAGTGAACTTCAGATGATCAACAATGCCCAGATGGGTCTTATGGAGATTGATCCAGAAGGAACTAAAGATGTTGTTCAAGGCTTAGAAATGACCAAGCAAAAAGTTATGGGTGGTGGTGCTTTGACTGAAGGTGAGTCGTCTGGCATTATGGCTATTCTGCAAAAGCTCGGTGGTGCACTTAAAGGAATGATGAGTGGCGGCGAAACAAAAAGCTACATGGTCGATGGTAAAGTTGTCGAGATGACAGACCGAGAAATGATGGGAGCTAAAAATGCTGGCATTCTAGTTCAGGATGTAGAATCCGGAATTAGAGATATGGAAATGAACCAATAGGAGGTTAATATGGCTGAAGTAAATGTAGAAAATATGGAAGAGAACGCTGAACTTTTCATGGAGAAAATGGGTTTTGCTCACGACTCCGAAGGTCTAGACATGACCGACGACCAGCTTGTAAACTTTTTATTGCTTTGTCACCATATGCAATATGGTGTTGGCGAAGAAGAGGAAATGATTGAAGAAGATCACGACTCGGATGTTAAAGTCAAAATTATGAAAGTTGGCTCTGGCGACGATGTTCATTCCATGATGAATCAGATTCTAGGAGGTTAAATGCCATATAGCAAATATTCCCCGAAGCAGAAAAAGCTGGCTGCAGTCGCAGGTAATAAGAAAAAGATCACTGCTGCTGATTTAAAGAAAGTCCGCAAACCCAAGAAGAGGAAAGCATAATGGCAAAACCTCCTGGATTGTACGCAAACATTAATGCCAAGCGCAAAAGAATTGCTGCTGGCTCTGGCGAGAAGATGCGTAAAAAAGGTGCTAAAGGTGCACCAGCTAAAGGTGCTTTTAAAGCTGCAGCAAAAACAGCCAAGAAACCGAAAAGGAAAAAGTAATGGCTAAAAAAGCAGTTGAAGCTCCTAAAGGTTTTCATTGGATGAAGTCTGGAACAGGTTTTAAGCTAATGAAAAATCCAGCAACAGGTTACAAACCACACAAAGGTGCTAGTAAAAAAGCATCTTTCGAGGTGCAGAAGGTTCATAAGAAGTAATG